GATGTCTCGTTGGTCCAGCTGCCGCTCGTCCATTCAATTTCCACGGTGGTGCACGGCTGGGCCTCAGTCGCTGCCCAGGCAGTCATGATACCGCCAGGATCGCTTTTCACGGCGTGTATTCCTCAACCGTGAACGTGACATTGTGCCGAACGGTGCCATCCGGCATGACGTAGGGCGAGTCCTTCCAACCGTAGAAAAAACAGGAGTAGGTCGCACTCTCGTCGGGCGGCTTCCAGGTCGCGCCGGTGCTGCTCGTTGTGGCGGCAGTGTACGCCGTCAGCAACTTGTAGTAGTCACCGCCAGCGCTTTCTCCCGTGACGCTCCAGGGAACGTCCTTCCAGATCCACTTGCGCGCAATCAGCCGACGGCTGCCAGAGCCGTCAGCCATAACCCGCCGCCTCTCGACGGTCAGCTCCTCCTTGCCCTTGTACTTAGCGCGGACGGGGTCAACGATAGTCGTGTCGCTGCCAATCGTAACGCTCACTTGGTCGTCTCCTGCTCGTGCAAGAGTGACAGAACCTTATCTTTAACGCCGCCGCCCCAGATCGCTTCAATGATCGCGCCAAGCACGCCGCTGCCCAGACTCTTCGCGCCGCTGGCCATAGCTTGCATCATCCAGGTCGCCCCGTCCTTGCCAGCGGACTCCAACGCCTTTCTGTTCGCCATCCATTGTTCGCTGAACCCCTGCATCCACTGACTGGCGGCGTCGGCGCCCTGGGCCGGCGCTTGAAAGCCCAGCGCCTTCATAACCTCGGACTTCTCCGGTCCCAAGCCGCGCACGCTCAGTTCTTGCATCGCGCGGTCAATCATTGCTTGCTGACCCAGTTTGGCCTGTATCTGCTCTTGATACTGACGGGCAACAGCATCCCAGTTCACCTGTTCCAGACGCTGGCCGCTGTAGAACGCCTTCTCTTCAGCCAGCGCTTGCCCCTTGTCGCTGATGCCATACATAGCCGCGAACGGAGACTGTCCGCCCAGCTTGACAATGTCTGCCATGCGCCTGGCATACTCATCCCACTTGTCCTGGTGCATGCCCAGCTGGTCTTCAATCTTACTGAAGTCAGTAGACTGGGTTGGTTGCAGCAGAGCAGAGACGCTCGACTTATAGCTCTGAGCGTATGACTCAAGCTCAGATGCCAGGTTCTTGTAAGCCCCGCCAACGCCACTGGCCGCCCGCTGGGCTTCGCTTATCTCCCAGTTAGCGTGTGCTTTCAGGTATGACTCTTCGTCCTTGTACCAGCGCCGCTGGGGTTCTTCCACCCCTGCCCGAATATCGGCTGCACGCAGCAATGCGCGGTTGTACTCCTCTTGTGCATCAGTCAGGCGCTGCTGTTGGCGGTACGCTTCATCCAGAGCGGCTTGCTGCGCTGGCGTCCAGTTGCCACCCATGCCAGCCGTACCATGCACACCCATCAGGCCACCTGCTGGCGCGGCGGCAATGTCTTGCTGCCACATCTGCTGTTCCGTACTTGGCAGCCCTTCAGTGACGATGTGCATGCGAATCTGCAGGTCGCGATCCGTTAGTGACAGAACAGCAGCACCGAGTTCGTGAACCTTGCCCGTTAGGTCGCTGACTTCCGCGCTTGCGCCATGCGCCTTTTCTGCACTGACGCCCAGCTTCTCAGCCAGCTGGTCAACCCAGGGTGGCAGCGTAACGTTGGCAAAGAGGCGGTCTAATTCAGGGGCTACCTCGCGTCCAATAATGCTGCCAAGCTCTCTGAAAGCACCCCCGACTAGCTGGATGGCCGGTAACGCCTGTGGTATCGGGTAAAGCGTTTCCGCCAAACTAGGCATGCCGCCGAACTGGTGCATAGCATCCTGCAGCTTGGCGATCTCGGCGATGACCGGCGGCACAATTTTGGACAGGCCCGCCACTTCATCTGAAAGTCGGTTGATGCTTGGCGCAGCCGCCATGGCTGCAGTGTCACTAAGGTCTTTGAGCGCGACACGCAGGCGTTGTGCTCCGTCCGCCGCTCCTTCGACCCCTTGCCGCCAGCCAGGCATGCTCTTGTCAGCTGCCTCGACCACCGCGTTCCAGATTGCCATTTGCTGCTCAGCTGTAGTCAACTCCGACGCGGTCTTGTGCACGCTGGCGGCGTATGCCTCCATCGCCTGTGCTTGGTCAATCTTGATGCCGGCGGCCAATAACGGCCTGGCCATGGCGCGGCTCACGCCTTCGCTAATCTCGGTTAGCAGCGTCATCGTGTCGCCGTAGCCCTGCACTGACGCCGCACGGGCCAGCTTAATCATGTCAACAAACTGGGTTGACATTGTGTTGCCGGTCATCAACATGACGCGGTTGTATTGCTCCATCATGTCAGATGCGTCAACAGTACCAGCTGCGGCCTGCTCGAACGCCTTGCGCATTGCCTCGCCAGTGGTGCCAGCGGTCTGCGCCAGCTCGTCGAAACGGCGCTGCATGTTGGCAAGTTGGCCACCTTCCAGGCCCATGGCGACCCATTTATCGAACAGCTGGTCTATTCCCTTACCAACCATGCCCAGGCTGCCGAGCTGCATGATTGTGTTCAGGCTCTGGCCAAAGGCATTGAGCGAGTCACCCGCGCCTCGGGCACTCGCCTGGACTTTGTTCAAGCCTTCGCTGGCCTTCTCGCTGCCAGCAGCTACTGTTTCGCCGACAGCCTGCCCTGACTGGGCCGTATTCTCCAGGCTGTCTTTTACCTGCTGCAGGGCGGCAGACGCATTGTCTATAGCGTTGATGACTATGCGGACTTCTTCTTCACTCGGCACGGGTGATCTCCTCGTGCAGCAGTTCTGATAGCGCCTTGTGCCAGCCAGACAGGGCAGCCTGGCCGTACAACAGCTCTTCTGTGCTGAGACTGTCTACGTAGTCGAGTGTCCAGTGCATCGACTGGGCGATGATCCAACGCAAGGCTCGGTACGGCAGGGGCCTATCCTGCTGTGTCGCGAGATAGACCTCTGCCTCTACCGGTTTGGGGGGAACAGTGCTACTACGGCGTGGTCGAGGACGGCGGCGCCTATACGGGCCAGGTCGGCGGCAGGGAGAGATTCGTAAGACCGTGGGTCATCCGGTGCCCCGTCATAGTCCCACTCGACAATGGTGGCAGCGCACAGGTCCACGGTCCGCTCGTACTCGGCCTTGTAGTCCCGCTGGTCGCCATCCTCCTGCGCCCTACGGTACAGGTCTAGCCGTGCCCGACATGCCTCCAGTGCCTGGTAGCCGATTGCCCCTTTGAACTCGTCGCGCAGCACGATCTTCTTGCCGTTGACTTCAATGTCCATAGCTTAGAACGTCCCGACCGTGATCGCACCTGACGGCTTGAGATGGGCCGTAAACCGGATCACGTTCTTGACCGGCGCCCTGATATCCAGTCGGTCGAGAATTGCCGTGCCACTGTACTTGACATTGCCGGTCGTGCTGCCGGCTGGCCCAAAGATGAACGCCTTGGCAGTGCCCAGGTTCGGGTCAAGGTAACCGCCCACAGTCGGATCCCACACGCCCTCCAGGTCCAGACCGGCGCTCTGTAGGATGGTTGGCGTGAACTCTTCGGCTGTGCTGCCGTAGTGCGTGGTATCCTCAGTTGCCGACCCACGCTGCAGGCCCTGGTTAGTCAGGTAGGCTGACAGGTCCTGGCTGTTGAAACTCAGAAACGCAGTACGCGCTGGTGTTGCTGGCATCTCTTTTCACTCCTAGCTGTTGATGTGTACCAGTTCAAGGAACGTAGCCGACCCGGCCGTCAGCGTCCAGTCCGCGCGCAGGTAGCGGTTGACAGCACCCGCTGTCGTGATCCGCTGAACGCCAGGCGTGCTTGCCGCCGTGAACGTGACCAGGTCGGCCCAGGTCAAATGGTCGGCGCTGTGCGCCACCTTAGCTGTCAGCGTGCCGCCCGAAACAGCGATCACAAACAGGTAGGCGGTTATGCCGTTGGACGCCGCCGCCAGGTTGTCGTAGTACGTTGCCTCCGGCCCGTTGCCGGTGACCGCCGCTGCCCGGCTATGCAGAACCACCGATACATCCCGCTGGCCGGATGACTTAGCGCTGATGTCCAGCCTCACTATGCCCTTGACCGGTGCCGTGAGGTTCACCTTCATATGCGTTGTGTAACCGGCGTAAGCCGGCGTGCCCGCTTGTGAAACCGTATCTCCGGCAGGGCAGGCGGCAAACAGCCCTACGGCGCCGTTCATGGCTTCAGCGACCTTCTCAAGATCGGATGCTAGCCCAGCGCCCTGGAAGAACCCTTTGTAGTCGAGCGACCAGGTCAGGATCGTCGGCACGAACTCCTCAGCGACAGAGCCGTAGTGCGTCGCATCCTCGGTAGTCGCGCCGGCGGACAGGGTCAGGTCGTTGGCCTGGGCGGTGACGTCGTAGTAATTGACCACCAAAACGGCATTTCTAGCCGCTATCGCCGCCATGGTCTACCTCCCCGGCCTCGTCCATATCGACGATCTCGATAGCGCCCACACGCAGCAGGTCTTCGATAACCCGCCGTGGCCAATCCACTTCTAGAATCTCACCCGCTTCGTGCCGCTCGAACGGCTCGTCGCGGGTGATGCCAGTCGTGCAGAGTATTTTCACACTTGACCCTCCCTACTCGGCGCGGTGCGTGCTGACATTGGCAACGACGCACCAGAACAGGCCCGTGCTGGCATCCTGGGGACCGACCTGGCGTGGCACCAGCGGCTGGATAGTCCAGTCGATGCCCTCGTTAGCGACGGTGCCCTGCTGGTGCGCCAACTCCAGCGCTGCCTCTAGATTCTCAGCCAACTCAGCGCAGGATTCGTAGATTGGCCCAGGGCCAATGTCGGCCCCGATGCGCTGCACAGCAATGACAACTTCGGCCAGGTGCACGGGCCAGAACATGGACTGGTTGCCGTAGCTCAGCACAGTCGGCTGGATGGAGCTGTTCCAGACCCAAAGGGCCGGCAGCTCACTCGTCTCCAGGATCGTTGGCGGCGTTGTGCCAATGGTGTAGTTGCGCTTGACTCCGGCCACTGGCAGCGCCGCCAGGGCCGTGATGAACTCCAGGTGAGTAGTGCGACCGTTACGGGGCATCGTTCTTGCTCTTAGCGCTTAGCTGTTCCAGTGCCGCTGTCAGAAACGGCGGCACCTGCCAGCCGCAATACTGCGCAATCGGCACGGTGTTCTCAACGATGCTGGTGGCCTGGGCGACGGTGAAGAACACAACCACGGCATCACGCCAGGTGGAATTGGTGCCAAGCGTCTTATCCAACTGTGCCGCGAAAGTGACCAGCGCCCAGAGCAGAACAATCTTCACGCCGGTCTTCTTGATACTGGTCGCGGACGATAGACGGCCCTGGATCGCAGACCTGACGGTGCCCAGGGCAAAGTCGAGACACAAGAACACCACAAGGACCGTCATAGCCTGCGTCCAGCCTCCCATGAAGGCAGTCACCAATGCGGCAATAGACGCTATTGCGGCAGTTAGGCGGTCAAGCCGAAACTCCAGGTTGACCATAAGCTCCCCCTCATACCATCCGCCGCCAGTGGTTCATTGACTCGACCATGTCTGGCGGCACGCCCTCGGGTACAGCCACTATGCCCATGTCCTGCGTCGTCAATCGCCCGTAGGGCACTTCGCGCAGTTTGTAGTGCCAGAACGCTAGGCGGTTGATAATCGCCTCCAGGGATGGCGGCGTGACTGTGAAGCCAGCGGCGTACGTCCACTTGGCCTGAATCTGCCCAGCTGCGCACGGCAGCAGGGTCGTGTTGTTCGGGTAGACGCGGACTGTCCACGCATCCGGCGTGATGTTGTCCGTGATTTGCACGGGCAGGATCAGGTCGTCTACGTCCCAAGTCAGTGTACGCCAGACCCGGTCACTGCGCACCAGGTCGCGGATGCTGATAGTGGATACGCCAGTGACCGGAGCAGCCTGTTGCGACGTCAGCCAGAGAAACCCGTAACGGTCCACAAACGGTTGGCGTGCAAACTCATCTTGGACGGTTTGGGCGTAGAACGTGCAGCCAGTGTTGTGCCTGAACACATTTTCGGCCCACTCGATTTCATCCGCCAGAACGGCGTCGTCAGTGTTCTGCGTTATGCTGGCATACGCTTTGAGGCTGCTCAGGCTCGTATAGTGCATGTTACTCGACCCTCACTCCAGCCAGCGCCATCTGCGCCGCAGGATGGAAGCACTTTAAGGTCTCGGTGAAGAACAGCGAGAACGGAATGGTACGGCCCGTCCGCGCCAGTTCAAAGTACGTGTAAGGCGTCTGGACGTCTAGCGCAAACCCACGCGATTCGCGGCTGTACTGGTATGGTACCCGCTCAACAAGGAACAGGAAGTTGCCATCAGGCATGTCAGGATGCGCCCAGATCGGGATCACGGTCGGCTGACCGTCCAGCATGTTGGCGGCAAACTTGTTGACATAGTCACGCACCATCACGCCGCCGGAGAACCCGCCGCGTTCGCCGGTGAGATCCACGCGGTACATGAACCCACCGTTCATGCCAGCCAGTTTGCTGGTGACATGGGCAACCCCCTGCGGGCTGGTGACGATCAGAGTGGGCGACAGCTTCCATTGCTGCCACATGCGCTGCAGGATATAGTCGAACTCGACTATGCCGCCAGCGCTCAGGGTCAGCTGTTTACCAGCAGCGTTGTAGACGAGCTTAGGCGTGCTACCACTCTGGGTGACGTCGACGCCGTAAATCGTGCTCTTCTCTGCCCAGGCAGTCAGGCCCTCGAACATGTAGCTATTCGCGGTACCATCGCTGCTGGCGACGGTCTGGTTGGTGTTGCTAGGCGCTGCTGTGATGCGGACACTGGTGACGCCAATGTAGGCTGTGCCGTCGTCGGTCATGCTGTTGTTCGTATCGGCATCGTAAGCCATGGCCGTCTTGGGCACGAGATAGGTAGTCGTGCCCCCAGCGGCAGCAGAGGCGTACACTTTGTACCCGACCGCGCCTGGCACCGGGGTCCAAGAGACTTTCAGGTAGGTTGCTCCGCTTGCGCCGACAGCTATCGTGGCCGCCGCCGATGGCAGCGACTCGCCGACGTGGCTCGGAGCCGCACTGCTACTGTTGGCAATGGTACCCTGCAGGGTGAGTGCTGCCACCTGTACCTTCCAGTTACCCTGGGCAAATGCAGCACCGCTTGAGTCACAGGACCCAGTGACGCTGCCCATGGTCAGGGCAGCTTGGTTCGCGCCCAGGATCAGCTTTTCCTCCAGACTGATGAGCGTGGCCAGCGCCTTGTTGGTCTCGACGGCCAGCGGGTCGTCAAACCCTTGGGCCATCGGGATCGCTTCCCACGTGACCTCACCCTTGACGGCCTGGGTCTTGTAGTCAGCCTGGAACGTCAGGGCGCTGCCGGCGATAGCGGAACCTACGGCACCGTAATCGGTGCCAAAGGACGAGAAATCGAACCCAGCATAGCCCAGCTGTGCCTTCCAAACTGCCTGAGGACCACCACGAGTGGGACGGTCAACCGCCATGCGGTCGCGCAGTCCCTTGTAAACGGGGAGCATGAGCCGCGCAGTCGGCTCAAGGTTAATGCCAGTGAAGTTACTGGCAACCGTAAGAGCCTTCTCAATCAGCTCAGGATCCTGGATGCCTGTAAGAGCCTTCAGGTGTTCAATATCGACGGACGTAAACATCGCTCTTCTCTCCTCTCAACGTAATTGTGGCACCACGGGTGCGCCAGGGTCGAACACAATGAAACGCTTAGTCGTGACGCCAGCGGCGATTGTCTCGGCTGTGGCCAGCTTGAACACTATGTCTTCAAGCTGCGCCTGGCCACCCGCCAACTTGATGGCCTCTTCCTTACGGCCTTCCAGCAACGCCTTGCGGATCATGCCGTACTGGTCCAGGCCCTTCTTGGGGACGTCAGCAGCCGGCAGCCCGGACCCAGCAGCCGCTGGTTGCGCCGCCTCCGCCTTGGTCACCGACGGCGTCGGCGAGGTGGCCGTAGACGGCGTTGATTGCGCCTGGGTCTGAGTCTGTGTTTGGCTTGCCTCTTTCATGCATGCCGCAATCTTCGCTGGCAGCTCCTCCAGCATTCTGGCCAACTGTGCCAACACATCAGCCTGGGCCGGAGCGGGCGGTGCTGGTGCCGTAACTGACGGGCCAGCTGCCGCAGCGACAGGCGTCGCAGTCTCCGCAACCGTCAGCGACGGCATAGACGGCGTGCTGGGCGTGGTAGTGCTACTGTCAGAGCTAACCTCAACAGTCACGCCCTTCTCGGTTGTACTAGTGCTTGCCGGAACCTTGCTGGTCTCAGGCGTGATAGTGTCGGTTGCGACTTGCAAGACTGATCTCAGCTGCGACAGGATAGCCTCGGCGTCGGTCCCTGGCTGGGCTGTCGCCGCCTCCAGGGTTGCCCTCAGGTTCTGCAGAACCTCGTTCGCGTCCATCTTCTTCACCTCTTTCTGCTGGACTTTGCCGTCCCGCAATTCATAGTCTGCCTCCAACTTCTCGCTGGCAGCGGCGGCAATCCGCCGGCCAATAGTGTCCCACTCCGCCTGGGTGTACTTATCCTTGCCCCGGCCGCCGTTGTAGTACGAGATCGCCGACCGCACTCTAGCGGCCGTGTCAACCGGCCACGAGTAGTTGGCCGGGTCGGCATACTTGTCGGGGTCTTCGGGGTAGCCGGCGGGTGGGCTCTTCGGCTCACCTTCTTTCTTTGGAATCTTGACCTTGTTCACATCTTCGTTCCCCTCCGCCTTGACGAGAGTGATAACGCAGCTCGGATTGGCCGGTACGTCCACTAAGCTGATCTCGGTAAGCTGCAGGGCCTTAATCATGTTGACGAGCATGCCCTTGACGGTCGTGGTCACCTTAGACAGCGCCCGGCCGCCGATGCTGAACCCCTTCAGGACGCCCTCTTTGACCTTTTGCAGCGCATCTTCGCCATCCTGCGACTTGGACAGGTAGACCTGGATGCCGATGCGCTTATGCTCGTAGTCTGGCCACCATTTACGCAGCCGGCCAACCGCTTTGGGCTGGTGCATCTCGCGAATGCCCAGACGCGGCGCGTATTGCTCGAACGCCGCAACGGCGACGTCGAACGGTATGACGTCGCCCTGCAGGTCTGGCTCGTCGGTGATTGCCCAGCCCTCGACTAGCCGCTGCTCCTCATCAACCTTCTGGATCTCAAACCACATGCTCATCTGAACAACGCCTCAGTAAACATTCGAACGGCCCTTTCCATAACGCCGGCGTCCCTCGCTTTTTGGACAGCATCCTTGTCGGTCACCCAGCCGGTGGCACGGTGCTGTGGCTGTTGCTGGGCCGCGCTCTGGACGTACTTGGCGTAGCTAGCCGAGTTCACAACAACAGCGCTCGTGTCACCCTCGGGCATAACGAACCAACTGAGTCTCAGCCGTTCACTCTGCGGGTCGACGTCGCGCGTGTAACGTGCCGGCAGCCCCGCCTTGCGCCGCATAGCAAAGTACGCCGCCCGCTGTTTTGGACTTGCCCAGATGACTGGCGAGTGGGCCGGCCCAGGGTTCGCGACCAGCGGCTTGCGTATCTCTTCGCCTATTGCAACAGCCAGCCGCTGCAGGTCGGGTGTGATGTTGCGGCTGACCTTAGCTTGCAGCTCATCCAACCCCTCAATCGTGACGCTCAACTCAGGCATCTTCATCGTCCAATTCGAGCGATATGGCGCACCGGCAGTTAGTGTGAGCCGGCGGCCCGTCAGGGAACTCATCGGCCCACTCCGACTCCGGCTTCTTGTCAAGTGGCCCACAGATCGGGCAGACCAGCTCGTCACCGGCGGTATTCCAGATGCGGTGCATCTTCAGACCGTACTTGGCCAACTCTGCCTGCTGTTCATTCGTGGCCTCGGCGTATGCCTGCGTGACTTCGGTCGTGGCAATCGCCGACGCCCTGGCTTCGCCAAACGTGGGTTCGAGCAGGTCCAGCAACTGCTGTCGCTTCATGCCAGGTGTGGAAAGGTACGTGCTGACCGCCTCCTGGATTGCCTTACGCGTGGTCTCCGAAACCTGGCTGACCGCCAGGCCGCCGTGCTCCCTCGCCCAAGCGACGGCACGCTCGTTGGCAACGGCATGATCCCAGTCAATGCCAACGGAGTGACCGATCACCTCCAGCTGCTCAGCCATGACTCTTGCCAGCTCCGGTTCCAGGGTGGCCCTGAGCGCCGCCTCGTACGCCGCCCAGTCTGGTTCGCGGCCGGCCATAATGTCTTCGACGATTTCGTTGTGGTAGGCGGCAAACACGTCTTGGGCCAGCGCGCCACCAATGCGCGCCTCGTACGCCGCCCGTTCTTCGGCCTGCTGACGGAG